GCAGTAGAGCAACTTAAAAATAAACAAATTTCTAATTATGGGGTTTTAACTAAACAGCTAAGAACTGCCCATAAAGATAAAAGTACTTTTTCTTATATGTTAGACCCTTTAATTTATAGTCAAGATACTGCTATACAATTATTTGTTAAGTCTGTGCAAGCTGCTGATTTAAAAAAGAATGATATGACTAGAATATTTAAGTCTAAATTATCAGCTGCCTATAATGAAATGGCTGCAGGGATGTCAGAATCAGATGTTGCTAAATTAAACGAAAACTGGTTAGAAGAAGTTACAGTTAATGGAATTAAAAGGCTTGCAATTGTTAATCCTATTGATACCGAAAAGTATTACGCAGCACGTAGAGAATCAGTACTTAAAATTAAAGCTACTTATGGAGTACCTATTATAAAAGATAACCAATCTCTAGAATCTTTTAGAGAAGAGTACAAAACATGGATTAAATTAAATCAAACAAGTTATATAAAAGCAAGAGCTGCAGAATTAAAGTGGGATAAGAAAAATAGTAAACCTATTAAAGGTTGGAGAAATGAGTTAAAAGTTTTAGATACTCAAATAGTTCAAGCTAAAGAGTTAAGAAAAAAATTAAAAGAAGAAGGTAAAGAAGATAGTGATGCGTATTCTATGCAAACCGGTAGGCTACAAGAATTACAAAAATTTAAAAGAAAAAATTATAATTCAGAAGAACGTGCTCCTACAGGAGATTGGGTGAGTCCTGATCCTAAAGTATATCTTAATCCTAAATATACTAAAATACAAAATGATCCTAGATTAAAAAAGTATTATGATTTTGTACTAGAAGAGTTGCAAGAGGGACATAAAATGATTGGCCCTAAAATGGATAAAAACTCTTGGGATAAATTTTCTTATTTAATGCCGTCTATTAGAAAGAAAGATTATGACAGATTAAGAGAGCAAGGAATCGTATCTGGAGTTAGAGATATGTTAAAAGAAAGTTTTTCTATTGTAGAAACAGATGACCAATATGGCACATATGATCAAAATAGTGGAGAGCTTAATAAAAGCGTTCCTGTTTATTATACTAATAAAGTAGATGCTAGAGAAGTATCTAGAGATATAGCAGGGAGTTTATATCAATTTAGACATATGGCCCATAATTATAAAGCTAAATCAGAAGCCGTAGGTTCTGTAATGCTTTTTAGAGATATTCTTAAAAATAGAAAAGTATTACAAGAAAATTCTTCAGGTATTGAGTTAATACAAAAAACTGCAGAATCTATGGGGTTCAAAATGAATTTAACAAAAGAAGGCGAATCTAATACTCTTAAACATGTTAATGAGTGGATTGATATGGTAATGTTTGGTCAAAACGAATTAAAAAGTGAATTAGCTGTTTTTGGAAAAAATATTTCTTTAACTAAATTAGCAGGAACTTTAAATGCGTATACAGCTATGAATACATTATCATTTAACTTATTACAAGGTACAAATCAATTAATTCTTGATAATTTAACTATGGCTCAAGAAGCAGTCGCTGGACAGTTTATGTCTAAATCAGATCTTTCATGGGCTAAAACAAAGTATTGGTTTAGTGAAGGGGCAGCTATATCAGATATAGGTAGGTTTAATCCAGACTCTAAACTTGGAAAGGCATTAGAGTATTTTGATGCTTTAACAGAATTTACTGATAGAGAAGGTAATAAAATAGTTGGGGGTAAAGCTAGGAAACTTTTAGAGGGAGGTAATTTATTATTTTTACAACAAGCTGCAGAACACGAGCTATCTTCTACAAGATTACTTGCATTAATGCGTAGTTTAAAAGGTAAGTTAAAAGATAGTGATGGTAAAGTTCTTAAGAACGAGAAAGGAGAAGAAGCGGATCTTTATGATATGCTACTTATAGACAAGAAAACAGGTGTAATGTCTGTAAATCCTAAAGTAGATAATTTTAATCGTTTAGATTTTATAGGTCTAGTACAAGGCTTAAGTAGAAGAACAAATCAGACTAAAGGTAAAATGCATTCTCCAATAGCCCAAAGAAGAGTTGTTGGTAAATTAGTCATGCTATTTAGGAGTTGGTTATTACCAGGTTTAAGAAGACGTTACGGGCATGGACTTTTATCAGGAGATGGTAGTACATTACATATTGATGAAGAGTTAGGAGTTGTATCACAAGGTATGTATATATCTTTTTGGAACTTATTACGTGAGTCTACACTTAAGCAAAAATGGGCTTATAGTGAAATGACTGAAATGGAAAAACAAAATGTTAAAAGAACTTTTGTTGAATTATCTGCAATGACTGGTGCAATGGCGTTAGTTATGGCGTTAGCAAATATAGATGACGATGAAGAAAGCTGGGCTTCTAATTTTGCATTATACCAAGCTAAAAGATACCATTCTGAAATAGCTATGTGGAATCCTAGTGGATTGTTTGGGGAAACGTTTAGAATGATGAAGTCTCCTACAGCTACTGCTAGACCTGTACAAGCAGGATTTGATCTATTAAGTCAACTTGCTACAGATTTTGGATATTCTGTAGGAATACCTTGGATAGATGAGGGTGATGTTTATTATCAAAGAAGAGCCGGTAGATTTAAAAAAGGAGATCGTAAAATCACTAAAGATATACAAGATTTAATGATTGGTTGGAGAGGACTTAATAAGAGTTTTGGTGAAGGTCCTAAAGAAGCATATAAGTGGTTTATGCAAATGGATTAAAAGGGGCAGTAAAAAAGGGGCGTTAAGCCCCTTTTATTTTTATCCTGGCCAAATAACAACTAACATTACATGGACATTTTCAATAGTAATAAATAACCAATTAAATCGTCTACTGTATCTTCAGTCTTATCATTAATTCCTCTATTACCTATTCTAGCTAATTTATCATCTATTCTAGCACATATAGCTTCGGAAGCATTTAATTTACTAAAAATGTTAGTAGGATTAAGCGCTGTATCACCATAAGCTTTATTCTTTTCTTTTAATAAATCAACTATACTTTTAACCTCTATGTCTAGCTTTTCACTAAAACTCATACGTGCAAAATCTTTATTACGATCAGTATCCCAATACGCTTCACTATGCAATGTACTATCCATAGTATAGGATGTATTAAATTCTCTTCCTTCTGGGACAGACATTTCTACTTTTGGTTCTTTTTTCTTTAACATTATAATAATTTTTTAAGTTTGTAAATTTCAGGATTATATGTTTCTTTTTCTATATCTATTATGCTTAATAATTCTGAGTCTTCTGGTAATTCTATATCTAATTTATATTCTAGAGCTTTACGTCTTTTAGGACTTTTAAATAAAATTTGTCCTAGCTCTTCTCCTACTTCTGCATCATGAAAATCTAATAAAACTCCTTTATAAGAAGTAGAAAACTTTGAATATTGTCCTTTTAAGAATTTTTTGTAATTTCTTAAATGTTTCTTAGGGACATCAAATATAAACATTACATAATTTGGACTTGGATCATATTTACGTTTAAATATAGAAAATTTTGATAAAGCTTTCTCAAATTTAATAAATAAAGGATCAGATGACCATCTATATAATAATGCTATACAATTTTTATCTTCCTCAGTTGCTATAAAACAGTTAACAAATAATCTATTCCAAAAATATAAATCTTTAGTTCCTGATAACATTGGCATTACAAAAGTAGATGATTTTGTTCTTTTACTCATAGATATTGTATAGTATATAGTCTTACCTGCAACTGTCTCTTCAATAATATTTACGTTATACTTGATCTTTTTGACTTCTATTGTTAATCCTAGCGATATATTTAAACCATCTGAACCTTCTAAAGATTGTATTACATTATCTATTTTATGAGGAGTTAATGTCTGAGTTCCCCCAGTAATTCTAAAGGATAATGCGTTTATAGGTGTATATACTAACTCTTTACATTTTATAGCCATTCTTTTTCTGTTATAAGTGGAACATCATAAGTTATTAAATCTTCAAGGGATAAACCTGTCTCTCTAAATACATCTTCTTTAGATTTTAACATGTAAACAAGCTTAAAGGTTTCAGCAAATTTAGTAATTCCTTCCGCATATTCAAACTTTTCTATATATTTATTTAAAACAAATTCAGGCATTTCATTTGGAAGTAGATTTTCTAACCATGTCTCAGCTGTTTTTGGACCTACTTTTGGGATACCTTGAATTCCATCTGTACTATCACCCATAAGCATTTGTTTCCATAGAAATCGTAATGCTTCAGTTTCATCTACTACAACTGATTCAGCTTTTCCATAGTTATAATGAATACCTTTGTTTTGATATAGTACATCCTTATCCGGACTGCATATTACTGTTTTTAAAGGATCATGATATATAGATACTAAATCATCTGCTTCTAACTCAGGAATAAATGTAAACTTCCATATTTGTTTTAAGTATTCTTTTATTGCAGGAAATATAATAGGTTTATCCCCATATTTTCTATT